CTCCTTGTTAGTTTACGAGATCACTTCCACAGACCAGTCTGGGAAATACTCCTCGAGCATCGTAATAACGTCTCCAAGATTGTTGTAATGCTCAGTCCGCGCCAGAACTAGTCCATTATCAGCAATAAATCTCGCATACCACTTCTGCTTCAGTCGTCTTCGATGAATAACTTCAACGTGACGCGGGGGCATAGAGGTATCTCCTAGATATAAGTGGGCCTCAAGCTGCCTTGACGACACTCCCCTCTAGGGGGAGGCAGAGGGTCGAAGGGCAATTATTGCCCTAACTCGAGGCCCGGGGGAGGGATATCGCGTAGCCGAGTGCGTTCGAGCGGTTCCATGACGGCCTACCACATCCTCTCACGTTTGCCTTAACAAGTAGACGTGACCAGACTACTTGTCCCGCTCCGTGAGCTACTACGTTAGGTCTCGACCGGGGCCGACAACTCGTTGACGTTGTACCCCTCCCCGATCAGCATCTCCCTCAGATCGATCTTGTCCTGCTGAGTGAGTTCCTTGAACTCGGAGATCTCGACCTTCTTGCCGAAAGGAGGCTTCATGAAGAAGTCCTGACAAGCCTTCACGAACGAAATCGGCTCGGACAATTAGAGTTCACCTCCTCTCGTTATTCGCTTACTTGGGCTCCTCGACCAGGTCGAAATTCGCCTGGAACGCCTTAGTCGTGTAAACCTTGTATCCCCGCTCCGTATATAGGATCCAATCACCAACAAAAGCTTTTGTCTGTCGGGGGTTCTTGGGGTTGTGAACACGAACATGAATATACTGCTTCGTAGGCTGGATGTCGGCCGATCTATCGACTGGGGACTCGTCAATATTGCCAATCTCGCCGAAGCACCATCGGGCAATGTCGGCGAAATTCTGCTCAGTCACTTGAACAGCATCAACGAACAGCGGCTTACGAACGTACTTCGTCGTAACACTCATGTTTTCCATTAAAGTCCTATTCATTTCGGTAGCGGGTTATCCCGAGGGCATATCCAAATAGCACGCTAAGGAGAACAATAATGCTGGTCACGATAATTGTTACAACGATCTCGATCACGAGGGTTCGACTTCTGAGTACTTGAGCTCCAGAGGATCTTCCTCAATGGTCACATAAATGCTCTGAAGATATGCCTTGACTCCGCTCTTCCCGTTGACCGTCCATTCGTAAGGACGAACAATGAGATCAACGTTCAGAATATCGACCCAATCGAGCGTCTCAACTTGGCTTTCGTCGAGGTTAGTACGACCGCGGGACGTAATAAGTACAATTCGTGGCGGACGACCTTTGAAGTTGACCGAGATGGGCAAATATGCCTGAGGCTCCTCGCCCTCCTCTTCCGTACGAGGTCTCAGCCACTTGACGTTCCAGTTGTCCTCGGCCATCGCCGCAGCAGATTTCTCATCAAGGAGGACGGCGAAATTCCGATCACCTTCGCGATTGTACTGGCCTTCTTTTCCAGAGAAATTGCGGAAGATGATCCGAACTCCTTCCATCAACACAGTGTTGTCTTTCTGCGCCATGATTTCTCCTAACTGACAAATTCCTGGAAAGAACCGAATTGTTCAATAGTTTTGATTGCTTCGGTTTTCAGCTTCTCAAAATATGTCATGTCGATTTTGAGATCTGGCATGGACTGAGCGATCTCAGCCTCAATCCACTTATGACCCTTCGTGCCTGTTACGGCGTAGTATCGGTCCTCTTTAACTCGAAGAAGCGTACCTCCACCTTCGAGAACCGGTACAAAACGGCCAGTACGCCCAACATGACGCATATTATGATGATCAAGCGCTTCATCCTTCTCATGTTCCTCTCTATCTAGGTACATCGTTCCTTGGATTACACTCCGACTTTCGCAATAATCGTCGAAAGTGAGCTTCTCACCCGAGAAGAGACTTTTAAATATGTAAGGATGCTGAAATTGGGAACCCACTGCAGTCCAGGAATCACCTTTTCGTGCAATATATACTGCGTCATTAACCAGGCATAGCTTGTCATATGTCACCTCATGTTCGAAATCATAGCCGTAACGCTTCCCGTGTTGCGTTACGAAATCAATTGAGCGTTTTGTCGCCCCGGGGATTTTTACGGAATCCGTTTTGATGTGTATGACAGGAATTCCGGCTTCGATTAGGTCGTTCTTCAAATCGATCATATAGAGAGCACCACGCTTAGCAACAATGTTGTCTTTATTACGATTGTCACGGAACGGATTCGGAAACTTCGCCGAGGTAAGTCCGTAAACGATATTGATGACAATCTTCAACGCATATGCTAGCTTGTCTGCTCCATCTTCATTTTCGAGATAGGGGGTTAAACGACCACTGAACATCTTCCTGACAGTATCGAACTTACGCCTTTTGATTGCTACCCGGGCTTCCTTGAGTTCTGTAAACTTGGCTGTGTACTTGCCAAAGACATTTAAGATCTCAATTGACGTAGGATGCATGGAAGCAATATCAAGAAGAGCAACTTTTTTGTAGATACCTGGTTCGGCGTAGACGTATCCACCTTCACCAGGGTCTTCTCCGCGATACCAACTTTTACCAGCGTCAAATGTATAGCCATTGAATTCCTCACTTAGATCCGTATACACGAAAAATTTGTCCGGATTCTTATCATCGCCAAATATGATCTTCGCTGCGTGTCTCTGAGTGGTATCGTTGACGGTCAAACCGCTGAGTTCCGCCATGATCTGACGTGCCACGAAATCTTCCCAACGATCTTCAAGCACAGCTTCCGTCGCTAGAACATCGTTGACGCAATACTCGACGACTCGTGGCCAGTCTTGTGGATCTACGGGCTCATCCAAGGGGAAATCCAACTCCATATGATGGATGCCCAGATCAATTTCGAATTTTTTCAGACTCTGTTTGATAGAACTGAAATCCCAAACGTCGGCATAAGAGAGATTGTACGCTTGAGCAAAGAAGGCGTTCCTATTATTGTCTATGACAATCTTCCTAGTAAGGTCATACAACTGCTCGACGCTATACCCTAAAAGTGCCGCATAGAGAATATGATTATCGAATCGTCGGTTATAGAATCCGACTAGCTTCATCTTGATCAGATTCTCAATCTCTTCTCTCGAAGGATTGATCATCCGAACAACCGTATCGTCCCCACGGAACTTCCAGCACACGACAAAGAGATTTGGATAGACCTCGATGTCAAATATAACCATGCGTGGGTCGTTTACCTCCACCACAACGTCCGAACCCAACTCAGAATCGGACTTGAAGATCATCGTCTGGACAGTCTTCAAACACTGTGATGCCTGATTCGTGCTGTTGTTGGCAAAAGCAAGAATCCGTGGTCTCAGGTCCGTCACATCATATCGCAGCCCATCCTCGTGTGCTTCTTCGAGAATATGAGCTATGAAGTCGATGGACGGCTTGGTGCCAGGGTGAATCTCTTTCTTCAGATTTCGCTCGATCAGATCCCTAAGGCCTTTTTCGGTTGAGATAGTTTTAGCCTTAAGCATCTTCTCCTTCTTCTGTTTGAGCGGAAGCCCACTATGCATCTTCGCTACCGGTACGGAATTGCAGCGAGACACCAGTCGGCGTAACGATGAATCCCCAGTATACACCTTGATCTCGATACCTTCGGAATATATGGGGGCGAGTTCGTGAGGATTTCCGCTGTATTCGTAGTGGAGATGAACGCCCTTTTTCGACTTGCTGAGCTCCGCATAAGTGGCAGGCCATTTGCTTGCAGCTTCCAGATTTCTCTCAAGACTCGTGTCGCCTTTTTGGTTCTTCAAATCGAAGTCGATCACGATGTGTTTATCAGGCACCTTGACGAAGTGCAATTTCGACGTGTCAATATCTGAAAGCTTCGTCTTTACTTGTCGCCACTTCTTAGCAGGCGTTCCATCTTCGTTTGCCTCTTGCGCGGGCTGATCTGCGAGATAATCATCCAAGAGACTTTGGCGCTCGTCCATAACAAGCGAGAATGCAGGCCGATCAGCATCACTCTCTTTCGGCATCTTGAACTTTTCCGCATTGAAGCCCAAATATAAGCTACGAACCCTCTCACCGTCTACTTCACCTCGATCTTTGAAATCGTCAAAGTAATTACGCAACTCTTCGCGAACTTTGTACTGTGGAAGTGGACGATCGATTCCACTGTCGGAACAGAATTCCTTGTAGAGCTCGTATGCTTGCTTCAGTGTGACGCGATCTTGATTCTTGAATACATCGTAATACGCTTCGATGAAGTTGAAGAATATGTCTGTCTGAAGCATCATTTCTAACGGACGATACCCGTTGTAGTAGTTCTTACCCATCTCCAAATATACTTGGAGACAGTGAGACGCGATAGCTCCGAGTTCAAAATCAATCTGACTGACCAACGTATTGTAATGTCTGACAGGAATTCTGACACCGGTCGGATGAATATCGATTAGTCGGCGAATGATCCCTGACTTAGCGTCGGTAATTTTGACAGGTTGATTTGAGCCGATGAACAGTAGAGCTTCGGATCTCGCTGTGTAGCTCGGCTTGTACTTCTCGTTCATCTGCATCAGCTCGTGCGAGACAATCGAGTTAAGCCGAGTGTTGTCCTCTAGTCTTGACAGATCACCATCGTGTTGAATGGCAACCAGAGGATTGTTCTTGAATGCTTCTGTAGAAAACGAACTATCTGAACGTCCAAGGGCTTTGCCGTCGAAGGTAGTTGTATACCCGTCGAACAGCTTATGTAGGATATTGAGGACTGTGGACTTACCAGATCCGGCTGGGCCATAGAAAACAAAGAACTTTTGAAGCTTTTTCGAGTCTCCGGCAACAATTGATCCAATAGCCCATTCTATTTTGGCCCTTTCTTCTACGGAATATAACGTTCCTACCAGTTCGTCCCAGGCTGAAATGTCACCGCTTTCGAGAGGATAGCTCAAATACTTGCTTGCGTAGTCGGTTTTCTTGATCTCCGAGTTGGCAAACAAGATCTTGGAATCGAGACGATGACTATTATCGCTGATATTCGCCAGGAATTTCCTGAATTGACTCCAAGCATTACTTCTAAACGAACGCATAGACCGCACCGTATAGTTCATTCCTGTTTCTCTGCGCAGCCTATCAGCTTCGGCATTCAAATGCTCATCCACAAGCCGTTGAACATCATATTCGTCTCGAGACCAAAGACCTTTTTCTTCATCCCAAATTGCGTAAAAGGTTCGTCCTTGAACCATCAGATCCTGAGAGCGCCCGACAATAAAATCCGGATACAACTCCAGACCGGATTTATCTTTCGTCTCTTTAGAGAGGATCTGATAAAAATCCATCAAACCTCCCTCTAAATATCGGTCATCTCCATCACGTACTTGTTCATCTGATACCAGATTTCCACTTTGGTTTGGTCTTCTTCTGGACTTTTCAGTGGGAAGAACCCTCCACGACCGTCCTGACCATATGTTCTCCAGACGAGAGCATCGAGGACGTCGTTGATTCGATTGATATCTCCCTCCGTCAACGGATCGGATTTGTCAGTCAATCGAAGATTCTTGAGAAGCTTCCACGCCCACTTCTTCGGTGAAATTACACCGGCGGTGAATGCTACTCTCTGACTAAGGCTCACGAGAACTTCGAGAAGTGTAGCTCCTTCGAGATTCAGAGTCTTTTTACGACCGTGCAGAAATTCAGAGCGCAAGTCTATTGCGTCCTGAATACGATTGTCGTCGTTCGGCACAGTCCAATGAAACTCTGTGTTGTGCATCACTTCGAACAATCCGGAGTAGTTCTTCCCGTTTGGAATATGAACGTGTGAAACTAGCCAGTTATAGTAGTCGTAGTCAATCGTCTGTAGGGGCGTCTGTGTCATGCGGTTCAATCCCTAGAACTTCCTCTTCGAAGCTTTTGTTGAGTCGACAGATTTCCATATCAATTTCGAGCTTGTCATTGCGAACGAACACAACATTATCGTCGTCCGTACCATGCCCGAATTGGAGATTATCCAGACCAACAACAATATCTGCATGAGGAAGAGGGTGATCGTTCTCTTCGTCTACAAGGACATCGTCGATGGCGTAATACGTATACGTCACCTGAGAATATCCCTTTTCCTTGCCCATGAACTCTTCCTGATGGATGACATAGGGCTCGCCCTCGTCCAACGTTTCCCTATGCCGTAGCTCTCGTCGATAATCCCAGGCCGGAGTAGCCGTGCCAGGTGTCGGCTCGACGATGCCAGGAACCGGAGCAGGCAAAGGCCGAATCATGAAAACTTCTTCTACAGCTCCGACCTCTACGCCGTACCCTTTCTCTTCCACTAGCTCAGCGACTGACGGCTTCTCTTGTCGAGCCGTCTCCTTCTGCTGATAGATCTCTCGAATCTTGGCGACTTCCTCTTCGCTCTGCTTGAAGGCTTCAGCCTTGATCTTTTCCTTATTGAGCTTATAACCAATGACAACTCCGACAGCGAGGCCAACAGCGGCTCCTCCTATAAATAGTCCTACAGATTTTGTATTAATACGTCGGGTCACTGCCGCTAGCTCTTCGAGATTATCTGCGACTTCATCCACAACAACATCAACAGCCATGTCTTCTCCTATTCGTCAAGCTTATCGTAGATGACGCCGTCGACATTGAAATCGAGCAAGATTGCGCCCTCTATACCATTAACGAAATCTCGAATAACTTCTTGTCTTCCATCAAAGACACCGAAATTGATGAAGTTGTCACCGTTCTCAGAAACAATCCAGCCCACGACAGCTCCCGCCTTGGATCGCGGAATACCGAGCATGTCGTAGACATCGTTCAAAAACACATGGCCACGTGCTTTCAGAAGATCGTTTGCGTAATTCTGCTGACACTTGAGAAAGTTGAGATTATACTCGGGTTCCTTGTTCCACGAAGGTGACAGTGAATCGAAGAACCGAGCATAGATCGACGGATCGTTCTGACTCACACGAGTAACTGTCTTCGTCTTCTTCGTCTTCGGATCGATAATCTCGACTTCCTGAGTACCGTACCGGAAGTTTCGATCTTCGTCCTCACCGTACTTCTCGATCACCCGACCTCTGTACTCGTTGAAGCCCTTCTCAAGAGCTCCGTATGCTGCGGTCAACGCAACATTTCTCCTCGTCAGGATCCCGTTGGATGTTCTCAGCAGATAAATCGAGAGACCACCCACGACGATTGCTGGAGCATAGAGTCGCACAACTCTAACGCCACTCTGGAAGTAAATGAGTGAAACGTCGCGCGATCGATCTTTTTCGCTATACTCCCGATGCTCGAGAGACTTTGCTGTATCGAGCTTGCTCTTTGCATCACTCAGAACTTCATCGGCCTTCAAAGTGGCTCGGCACGCAAGGACAGTGCTTCCCACCATTCCGACAATTCCAGCCCCCAGAAGAAGTTGCGGAGATGCCTTCTGAATATGCAGAGCGTTTCGGGCGATTTGTTGCTGTACCGCCTCAGGAACAAAGTTCATTATAGCTCCTTGAATAAGGTCAACTGTTCTCCGGGCTTTTTATTCTTCGAGCGGTTCTGGTTCCGGAAGATCCAGTAGATAACCACCGCGGATGCGACGAACCCCGGCACCTGTAAGCTCTTCCCAACCCCATTTATGATCGGTATGAGTAGAGTCAAGGCCGACGAGCTCGTAGAGGTCTGCAACTGATGCTGATCCATATCGACTCACCACTTCAAATAGTCGGTCGATTACTTCCTCGGCTTCTGCACGTTGATCCAACACAATCTCATCGAAATTGTGTTGAGCTCGAGCCGCTCGACTAATTGCTCTCTCGGGACCAGTGAGTCTACTACCCGAGGAGTAACGATTGTAACTAATATGGCCCGTAGGTCCTGATGGTGGACGTGTCAATGACCTTCGACGGGATTCACCAAAGATCAGTTTTTCGATGCCTTGAGAACCCGCCTCAACGACCATGTCTTTCGCAGCGGGTAGTAGTACTTCAAAAAGTACGTACGAAACAGCAGTTTTAGCATCACCAGCAACAAACGTTTCTTTAAACTGCTTGCGAAGCGACTTTCTCCGCCGAACCGCAGTACCTGTAATAACAGGACTAATGTTTTTACCGTCCGGAACACCTTTTTTACTTCTTTCGCTGTTTGGAGGAAAATCAGGAGTGTCCATCCACGTCCTTCATCTAGAAAAACAAAAAGCTAAAGACCCAGTTTTGGGCCCTTAGCTTTAACTTCTACTGCTCGGTTTCGTTATTACCAGACAGCTTTTCCAACAACGGCTTTGCCAACTCGTTTGTCATCTTCTCGATGTGATTCGATGTCTGTTCGACGAGCATCGATCCAAGCACGAAGCTTCCGGTACCCACCACGACCTTCTCGACCGTAGTGATGACCGGAACATTGTTCTTGATGATGCCGCTGACAATCTTACCAACACCAATTCCTGCGACGAGCTGAGTCGCCAACTTCGCAGCTGGGAGATAAGCAGTAAGCATAAATAATGTCTCCTAGTAGTAGGGTTTCATTATACGACAGGTTTACTCTGCGAGAGTTACTTCTCCACGTGCCAGACGTTCGCTGAATATCTTGAACTCCTCGATGGGCATCTCAGCTGCCTGAGCTCGAGTCACAACTTCTGCATCTGGCTTAGGCGGCTGCGGAAGAACTGCCACTTCCTCGACCACCTTGAGATCGACTGCAGCTACCTTGGCGGCCTCTTCGGCCATTCCGGTTGGGATCACGCCGTTGATGAACTCGACGGCAGCGTCCGCATTCGTCACGAGCTCGATGAAGAGTGTCGAATATGCCTCTGTCGACTCGAACTCCTCGCGTAGCTGTTGGTTCTTGATGAATCGCTTACCATCCGCAGACTTCTGTCCATAAGAAGTCAGGAGAATGTTCTTGAACTCGGCGATGATGCTCTTACCGTCTTGTGCAGCAACGATTCTCTGCAACGACTCTGACAAACCGCCTTCGTGGCTCAATTCGAGCTCAACCAGCTCCGCCTTGGAGAGGTGAAAGAAGAAGTCCTCACTGACCTCCTCTCCGTTGAAGTCTTCGTACGTAATTGTCTTCTTGAGCACGCTTACTCCCAATGATTGGTGTAATCCGACAATGGCGGCCTAGAGAAATCGATCGCGATACACGGCCTCTTATCTTCGGTCATCGCTGTCGAGAACTTCACCTCCATCCGGTTGTTCATGTTCCAGCCGACTGAGTCGGTGTACGCCGTAGGTGGCAAACCGATCTCATCGTAGAAATGAGACAGACTGCAAGACATGAAGTGGATCAGCTCGTAGTTGACCGAGTTCTCGGCGCGCTTGATGTCCTCTACTGTGCTATTGAAATATCTCCCCGTGAGCATGTCGTAGCAGAGAACCTGACCGCTTCCCACCATGATCACTTCCTCCGACCTGGGAGGATTGGCGGTGACACGATCCTGAGCGACTTCGTCGCGAACCTTCTCGTCCGCCTTCGGGCCGAGTTTCTCAATGACCTTCTCTTTGTATTCCCCTAGAGCTCGATCCGAAGCTGCCACAGCAACGGTCATTGCTGCGATCTTCTTCGACGTGATCTTGTGCGCGAGAATGATGCTCGAGATGGTTGCAGCACCCACGACAACCGGCGGAACAAACTGAGGCCAAACCATCTGGGCCTTCTCAGTTTTGGACCGCTCGACAATCTCTGTCTCGGGAAACTTCAACTCGTCCAGACGCTCGCGCTTCTCTTTGGCAATGATCTCAGCTGCCTTGAACGATGCGCGACCTGTGAGAACAGCAGTTGCGATCGTGCCAGCAACTCCAAGACCAGTGAGAATCGTAGTGGAGTTTTCATTTGCTAGATACTTCAGCTTACTGACGTGTGGCACCAAGCCGCTCAGCATAGTAACCTCTCAAATATAGAAGGAGCGTCTTCGACGCATCTCACGAACGAAGATCCAGATGAGCCACAACCCACACGTGAGGAATACCATGATGCAGTCTCCGAGAAAACTTAAACACCCGTAATTTCTCGGGGTCACATAAACGTATGGCATGTCACCTCCCAAAAAATAGAGGGCGAGGTAGCTAATCCTTTCGGAACCAGCCATGTCACGAAGGACATGGGAGTCTACCTCTGTTATACACTATGTAATTTCTGCGAGGTTACTTAGGGAAGAAGATCATGAAGAAGCTTAGATGCTATTAGACTTTCTTCTTCGTTGCCAACTAATATAAGTAGACGAAGAGCCTTGATGATCGTATCCTTTTGTTCAGCATCGAGTACATCGGTTGTTGTGGCCGTTCTAAATACGATCCACATTTTAGATCCTTCCCGAGAGTCGTTCAAAATGAAGATCGTTGACGTGCGGGAGATCTCCGAGGATATGCCTTGTCATGGTTTTACCATCGACACCAAGAGCTCGAGCCGCGTCTCCTTGTGTCCGGAAAATATCACCAGTCTCCAAACATTTAACTAGATATCCGGGATGGCCTCGTCCTTCTCTTTCGATAACAGTGACGACGTTCTGTTTAGAAAAAAAAGCGAAAGGACGTATGTTAACTTCGGAAGCGGCAAAGCCTGCGACCGTACGTCCTCTCACTATATAACAGGTAATTCCTGCGACTACAACAACCGACCCTGTGATGTACCTTTCTCTATTTCTCGAAATATGCGCCTTAACTTGGTCGATCATGATAATCCTTTCTATAGAGTATAATCCTTTGATAAGGGCCTGCGGAGCGTTGATAAGCGGCGCGGTTTTTTCGGGGCGCCAACCCGCGAGTAGAACTGTGCACGCTCTACTACCAGTATAGCTTATTTCACGCCACGTCCTCCCGTACAGGAGTAGACGGTTTGTGCCACAGAGTGTACGCCCCGTGGTTTTGTCGCCTCACAATGACACAGGCCCTTACCGAAGGATTACACAAAAGAAAAAGAGAAGTCTGGTATAGGCTTGGGTCAGTACAATCACTAGCCCAAGCTGGTGCCTTACAATCAAGACTCCGACTCCTCTCATTATATCCCATGTAATTCTCGCGAATAGAAACAAAAAGAGAAAGTCCGGGGAGGACTCTCTCTTAACCAACTAGGCAACCTTGCGAGAGAACTTCCGCTTCATGCCCTTGTAGGCCTTGGTCGTGACGTACACGCCACCAATGATGGCAGCATACACGACGACCTCGGTCGCAACGGACTGAACGGTCGGGTTCTTAAACACAATTTCTCCTTATTGTAGGTTTCATTATACGCCGTGTTTTTTGTGCGAGAAAAATATGAGAAGGAGGCAGCCGTAAGATTCCCCTCTCTTAGGCGCCACCCTTCTCATTATACGCGATGTAATATCTGCGAATTGGAGCGAAATTTCCCCCCGGGGATTTTTTAGATTTGCGAAAAAAATATGAAAGGCCGCGTTTGCGGCCCTCCATACGACTCTCTTGGTCACTTTGTTATCTTGGGCGCATGATGAAGCCCAACGCTTTCGACGAGATCACGTTCACATGCTCATGCTTGAGGATCAAGATGATCCCAACGAGATTCGCAGCAACAGTGAGCATCGTATCCTTGCTCACAGACGCTGGCTTTTCTTTATCCAGCATCTTGTGTAATCTCTCAACGAGACTCAGCGTCTTTGCGTACTCTTCGTTGGTGATCGTCTCAGCCTTCAAGTGAATAAGCGCACGATCGAGTTCTACTTCGATTAAACGTTGATTATTCGACTGCTCCCTAGAATTGAACATAGTCCTCCTAAGTAGAGTTCATTATAGTAAATGTTTCATCTGCGATCAGAACTCTCCTCCAAAGGCTTGACTTTAAAGATCAATTCGTTCTTGAATTCCATCATTTCTGGGTCATCATGGAGTTCGAGAGAATATATGATCTTATCATCATCTTTTATTATCAATAGATCTCCGTCATAACCTGATCGATCAACTAACCATTTTCTTAGAATGAAACCTATGAATACTCCGAAATAAAATACTCCTATGACGATTATGATTTCCACCGCGGTTGTCATTTATCAACCAATCATGGTCACGGTAGGATATGCCTTTTCTCCAGCAGCATCCTGAGACCGAATATACTCGGTGATTCTAGCCGACTGAACCACTCCAGTATTTCCTTCCACCTCAATAACATCTCCGAGGTTGTAGTGAATGCCGTACTGGAACTGGTTATCAGGCACAATCTCTCCATCCACGGACTTGATGAAGTGATTGTTAGTGAGCTCATCAAGGGCTCGGCTATTCAAGATGTTTACGAGGCTTTGAGAGTTTCCTGCGACCATGTCGGTTGTGATGTCGTCGGCAAAGATCATCATGGCGCGTAGATCGAACCCTGTATACTGCGGCCCCGACAAACTGGCCACACCAGGCGTGGTTATCAGAGGTTTGATGTCTGAGTTGTCAGGAGCAAATGAATATACAAGAGTTTTCATCTCCTTGATGGATTGAAGCTCCTTAATATCTGTAAAAGAATCCATCTGGGGAGAGAAGCGAACGACAGGATTCTCTGATTGTCCACTGGTACGATCGACGCCCTTGTAACTACGAAATCCGAGAGTAAACGCGATATCACTGACTGAATCCAGCGTGATTTGCATCCCGATCTCGTATGTGGAAGCGATCTCCTTCAAAGCCTTGTAGACCGGTCCGTATGGCACACCAACCTTGACGACAGGGCCTGATTGATCATACGCCCTGAGACCCAATCCTGGAATAACCAGTGCCTGAGGATTGGCGATACCCGTAGGATTGGTTCCGTTCAAATATGGACTGCCCTGACAGCACATGTAGTAGACAATAGCCCAAAGAGTCCAACCCGCAGTCCCGCTCTCGAGATACCAGTACTTATCTTCGTGTAGAGCTGACGTCCGAACAAATCTGTTGTCCAGCCACGGTAGGATGGAGATCCCGGTGACCTTCAACTTGCCTTTCTCGATGTTGAACGTCTCAAGGATCATGATCTCATCGGACGAATCGAGACCTACGAAAGTTCCTGGGGCCAGCTTCTGGAACATCTCTATCGTTGCCGGAACCACCAACTCAATCGCACTATCGCCGTAATATCGCTCAGTCCATATGATCGAGTCATATCCATCGATGATATTTTGCTTGAGGAAGCTGCGATCCAGCGTATACGGTTCCATTAGAGCCCTCCGAAGCGCTCAAAATATGTGAGCTCCCAATCCTGTGCTCCCTGATCCGTAATGACAAGAAATTCGTTCTCGCCAGGCTGAAGTGTCGGCCACGCTGATCCTTCTTGAATACTCACCTTGGAGAGAAGGTTCGTGATAACACCGCTGCCGATCCCAACGTTCTGAACGAACTTCCGCATGGGAATAGAGCTCAGTTCGAAGTACATTGAGGGATCTACCGTAGCATCTACGCCAAACGACGTGATCGACGGATCTCCAAGCTGAACGACGATTGCCGTAGGATTTGGGGCAGTAACCGCGGTGACTTTGACGTTGATACCTGCTTCGATCGTTCCCCCATAATCGACGACGACAACGTCTCCTCCCGGTCGAACGGTTTGGCCTGTAATGACGGTTGCCTCGAGAGCGGTGAAATATGGATCTGGACAGATGATTGAGACTTGAAGCTCTGGATCTTTGCTAAACATGTTGACGATAACGCCCTCGACAATTCCTGAGATTTCCACGGGAATCATGTCGTCGCTATAAAAGACAAGCTTCGTGGGGCGCTTCGGCATGAAATATGCATAGATAAGTCTTCGAAGACTCTCATACGTCCAGTTGTCGTAATCTGGATTCGGATGCAGTGTAAGGACGATGTTCCGGTTTGTCAGACTGCTACCTACGTAGGATGCCCCATCGACAGAACCGTAGGGCGATGTGTTAACAGACGCCTTGACTGGATCTAATCCGCTAATGTTTCGAACCTGGATCAAGTCTGTCTCGGCTCTGCTACCGTTTAGGGGCATCACAGGCGCTGAACGCCATGAACTGAATGCTTTGACTTCTGTTAGCACGGCTTTCAGACCTTTCTGGCCCCCCGAAGGGGGCCGTAGCAGGTTAAGTAAGAGCGAGTGCAGACTTGAGTTGTGACAACTGGTTCTTTGTCTGTCTGTAGATCTCGATTTCCGTCAAGGCCTCCGGCGAATAGTTGTTCTGCTCGAACTTCACCGTTGGTCCAAGAGCGCTTGACGGTTCTTCCTCAGTCTGGGCCGCAGCGGCCTGCTCCGCAGAGATCATTGATGCCTGTCCGTATGAGGTGGCTGCGGTAATTGGTGTCACCTTGGTAAGGGCGCCCAATTCACCAGCTTGAGCTCGAACCAGCGTAAGATCTAGTACGGGCGTGATGACCGGATTGGGATTCAATTCGCTCGTCACAACGTCCGAGATCTTACTCATAGAACTCTTCATTGCATCCATCGCGGCCGTAGCTGCGACATCTGCTGCATCGGCCACTATGTGTGCTGACTTAGTGATTCCCTGAGCAAGACCCTCCACAACATACACGCCGATTTCCGCCATCACCTGAGACGGAGACTTGATCTTCAGTCTTGCCCTGAAAGCACGGTTGATTTCATCGGCCATGGCTTCCACTTGGGCTCTAAGCTCATCCATCTGAGACTTCAACCCATTGACAAGACCCTGAGCAGCCAGAACACCGGCGTCCTTCAGGTTATGTCCTGCCTGATTACCGAGTTTCTTAGCTTCAGCTGTAAGCTGCGTATCAAGCTTGTTAAGACCCTGAACCGCAGTCTTGCCGCCAGAAAGCAATGCCGTAGCAAACTCCTGGTCGGCAGTACCCTCTTCGAGAAGCTTCTGATACGTCGCATCATCCAAACCAAGCTTTCTCAGTTGCTCAAGCGTGGTCTTGTATGCTCCGACAGCAGCGGTCTGGTCCTTGAGAGCCTGCAAATATGCGGCCAATTGCTCCTGCCCAGTACCTTCACCTTCAGTAAGAGAAGGCAAGGTAGAGTACTGGTCAACATAACCCTTGATTGTTGAAGCTCTCTCTTCCTTGGCCGCCTTCAATTTATCTCGAGCAGCCGACAGCTTCTCACTGATATTGTTGTACTCGGTGACAAGACCAATCAGTTCTGTTTTCTCATTTCTGAGTTCCTGAGTCAGGGCCTTGTGTCCAGCAATTGAGCTCGCCAAGATCTGTTGATTCTCAGCAATGACCTTCTGAGCAGCCTTGATTGCTTCAGCATCAGGCTTCTTGGCGTCTCGCAGTTCATCAAGCTTCTTCTGCTCGGATATGATCGTCTCTCGAGCAGTGCTCATCGCTTCAAGAAGCTTGTCGTTCAGCTCTTTCCAAACGGTGTTGATACTTTCCTTGGACTCTCTCAGACCCTGAGCAAAGCCTTCTCCGACGTACTGACCAATCTCAATCATGACTTTGGACGGAGAATATGTTTGGAAGGTCTCGGCAAACTTCCCAATGACCAGACGGCTCATTTCTTCAGCAGCTGTAATAGGAGCCTTACCGTTCTGAGAAATACCCTTGAACAAGCCATCCATAATCGCTTTACCAATATCAGTCGTCACCTTTGAGGGAGAGCTGATACCGGGAATCTTGTGCATGATGCTCATAGCCTTGCTCATAATTCCTTCAATTTGACTGTACAAGGCCCCGGCTTTACTGACCAAACCACCGGTCATACCGTCGACAATAGCGATGCCGACTCGGAAACCAGCAGCTCTCATTTCACCAGAATGAGCATTGATGGCGTTTGCAACGCCGTTCAAGAAGTAGACAATTGCCTTCATGCCTTCATCTATGAGTTTGACCGAGCTTCTAGAGATCTGATTGATGAACTTCGAAATCGCGTCAACCGCTGCAGCGACAATTCTGCTACCAGCATCTCCAATACCTGTGATTAGCTTCACGACGATGTCGGTACCTGCTTTGACCACGTCGCCGATACGACTGGCAATGGCCTGCAGGAATCGGGTAAGCAGAGTAATTCCTGCCGTTGCGATCTGTGCGAGGTTGGCTGTCACCGCACTTACAAATCTGGTAATGATCTGAAGTACGGCGGTGGGGATCTGTGTAATGGCACTCAGAATACCCGTGACGAGTTTCGTGAGGATCTGAACGCCTGCTGTGACAATACGAGCGTAGTTATTGGCAAGAGTTTGCAGGAACTGGATAATGATGTTCGTCACCGAGGTAACAAGTGCCGGAAGGTTGTTCTTGATACCGTTCAACAATGCCAAGATCAAATTAAAGCCTGCCTGAATAATCTTTCCCTGATTCTGAGCAATGACCGATAGAGCCAGCTCGATCAGGGCATTAAACGCTTCGGCAATCTTGGGTGACATCTTGATAATGGCATCCAAGAGACTCCCGAGGATCTTGACAATGGCGTCGACAAACTGTGGAGCAACCGCAGCAAACGCCTTGGCAATCTCCAAGATCCCAAGGACAAGCAACTTAGCGTTCTCGATAATGCCCTTCTGAAGCTGCGTAATTGCGGCAAGGATGACGCCGACCCCGGTTGGGGCTGCGACCACAAGAGCGCTTAGGCCTGTGGCGACGAGGAAGATACCTGCACCCGCTAGTGCCAGTCCCGCTCCGATCAACAGCATCGCTGCCCCGAAGCCAAGCAAACCAGGCACAGCTGCTGTGATCAAGGCCCCTGCTACACCAATCACTGCAAACGCCGCAGCAAGTGCAACGAGACCCTTGAGAATCGATCCCCAAGACAATCCTCCAAGTTTCACCAAGGCTCCAGCAAGCATAGAAATGCCTACGGCAGCAACAGTTAGAGCCGCTGCACCTGCTAGTGTTCCTGACATAACATACAAAGCGGCCGCCAAGATCGCCAAAGATCCGGCAAGAGTGCCCAGACCCTTTGCGATTGCGCCAATAGACATTCCACCCATGCTTTCAACTGCCGCAGCAATTTTGCCAAGAGCAAGAGAGACCAGAAGAAGACCGGCAGCAGTGAGGATCATGTTCTTCGGCATGAGATGCATGGCGCCAGCGATGACAACAAGTGCCCCGCCGATACCGAGCATTCCCTTGCCAATTGCACTCCAATTCAGGCCACCAAACTGCGCAACTGCACTCGCCAAGATCTTGAGACCAAGCGCGATGGCAATGATGGCTGCGCCTTGAGCGATCATGCTCTTTGGCATAATCTTCATGGCACCTGCCACAATGACAAGACCGGCACCAACAGATCCAAGACCCTTACCGAGCTCGGCCATGTTCAGGCCAGCGAATTGCTTTACGGCGAGAGCCAAGAGATTCATGCCGATTGCGATAGCTGAAATGCCAACGCCAGCTCGGATCATTCCTGCCGAGCTTGCGCTCAATGGAATAGCAGCTGCAGTAATTCCTACTAGGAGAGCAGCGACTCCGCCAAGACCCTTGAGCAGCTCACCCCAACTGAGGCGACTGAGGGCCACAACGGCAATCACAAGAACATCGATAGCTGCAGCCAGAGCAATCAAACCAGCAGCAACGATCGGAAGCTTTAAGAAGCCACCAGACTTGGAGATCTTGTCGATGACTGCCATAGCGCCGAGAAGTTCGCCCATCATGACTGCAATTGCTGCAATAGCTGAATTCAGTCTCGCCGGATCGACGAGTGACAGAACAAGTACCGAAGCCGCTAGGAGGGCGATGGCGATGGCGATTTCTTTGAGGGTCTTTGCTTTGAGGTTGTTCTGGAGCGCCACCATCGAGCCCTCAAGCGCCTTAAACGAGCCCGCAATGTTCTGAAGAATCCCACCACCGAACCCCTTACTGATCTGCTCTAGCAAACTGCCCTTACCAAAGAAGTTCTTGAGCATCAAAACAAGTCCGCCCAAGAGTCCCGTCCGGACAACGGCTAGAATTGCTTCGAAGTTCATGTTCGATGCGGCCTGACCGATAGCGGTGCCCAATCCAGTAATCAAGTTGATAAGATTGTCGAAGACGTTCTGTAGAGCTTCGCTTTCCTCGACGCTGCTTACAAACTTGTCCCAGACCGTAGCGACGCCTTCGAGAATCCTCTGGAATGGGGACAAAGCGCCGGACATTGCCGTTATTTGTCCAACAAATCCTCCGGGGGAAAATCCGCTGAACAAATCGCCAAGAGCATTGGCCAAACGAGCAATCATTTCGACAGGTTTAACTAGAATATCCCCAAGCCCGTCGAAGAACTTCTCTATTCCCTTGCCCTTCTTCAGAGCCTGATCAATGCCGTAGATGAAATCTCCAAGAGCTCCGGTGATCTCGAGGAACCCGCCCGAACCTCCAGCTACAGCACCGAACAACCGTGCAAATACGCCGATAATTCCGCCAATGATCTGCTTGCCGATGTCCAGGATGGCAAAGAGACCACGGAACGTCCGCTTCAAGTTCTCGATAGTCTGTTCGCTAGGCTTTAACGCGTTGGCAAATCTCTGGAACTGCAGAGTTAGATCGTAGAGATTCTTCCCTGTAACCGCTGGGAAAATATCTCTGAACGCTTCCTTTATTGGCGCCAGAATAAGACCCAGGTTATGAAAAGCAATGCGAATAGAATCAATAAGAACGGTTCGTCCACCGAGGGCCTTCCAATCGCTTAGTACCTTGTTGCGAGCATCAGCACTTGCGTTGATAAAGCCGTTAATAGCATTTGACATCGCGGTGAACGTGCTCTTAGCTTCGGTGAAGGTACCAAATATGATTTGGAAAGTCTTCGCCCAGCCCGATCCCATCGTTTCTTTCGCAACGTCAAACACCTGTGCGATCGTCTTGACCTCAGTCGCTGCGTGCATTGCCGTCTTGGCGGTTTGCTGAATCGATGCGATCTGAGCTTTATTGAAGCCCATAGCTGCGAGCTCAGCATCCGACAGATCGGACGTAAACTGCTGAAGAGTCTTTGTCAGGACGTCAGAAGTAAGCCAAGAAGCCTTTCCGGGTGTTGACAACGACTGACGGAATGCCTCTCCGTGAATCGAGACATTTTTCATCGGACCTTCGAGCTTGACGGCTCCCTTTTCCAGAGTACCCATAGCTTCCGCGGTTTGCGCGAGAGCTCTCTGGAAGACAGTGCCACCCATACCCGCGTTGACAACCGAGTTCCAGTCCTGCAACTTCACCGATCCAGCCGAAATGGCCTGTGACAACTGATACATTGCTGTCGCAGCCTGATCGGCATTCGAACCCGAGAGCGCAGCCAGGTTAGCGATACCTTTGATCGATGCCGTCGCTGTACCCAACTCGACACCGGCAGCCGTGAAGGTACCGATGTTCTTGGCCATCTGACTGAAGTTGTAGATCGTCTTGTCCGAGTAATCATTCAGCTCGTCGAGAGCCGCATTGACGTCCTTGAGCTTTGTTCCAGCGGCCGCAGTGTTGGCCAAGATCGTCTGGATAGCATTTAGGTTGGTCGAATACTCGGCGAATCCAGCTTTGATCGGGTCTAGGGTGAACGATTTGACAAACGCAGCACCAGCTCGAATTGCCTGAGTCGCCAACTGCGACATCACGCTGATTGCCATAAGTCGAAGAGCATCGAACTTGTGGCTGACTTCGTCTACTGCTTGTCCTACTTTTCCGAGGTTGAATCTACTTATTGCGTTTTGGACGGTGTCCAGGCCTTTTCCTAGTTGATCGAACTTCAGATTAGCCTTCAGCTTGTCGAGTGCACGAATTGCACTGTTAATACCCTGCTCGAACTTACCCGATTCGAAACTAATCGCTACGACTTTGTCATCAATAGTCGCCATTAAATCCTGGTCACCTCCTTCCATGCTTCAGCTACGATTTGGTCAAATATAGGCCGAATTGCAGGCATAATATAGTCTCGTCCTTGCACGTATCCACCCGTTCCGGTTCCATGGCCATACTGGAGGATGACTGCGATGGGGACGCCGTCCTCGATATGACTGTTGTGCCAGCGAATTGAGTAGTATCCCGGCCGTTGAACGATAGAATATGACCACGATCCCGCAGTCAATCCCGATTCAACGGGTGTGGCGTTGGACAAGGCGTTCTGACCCATAGATCCGTACTTGTTCAGAACGGCAAACCTCTGAGAGTCCTTCATTGCCGCCAACCATCGTTCAGTCCTGCCGAATGATCCTTTCTCCGTAATAGTGATCATGACTACTCCACCGTTAGACGAACGATCACCACACCAGGAGTACCAGCCATTCCGCCTCGAGACTGGCCATATACAGTCGGCAATCCGTTCAGAGGAGATGCTTTAGCTCCGCTAGCTCCGCCAGGGACCACATTCGGAGCTCCAGTAACCGGACCATTACCTGGAGCAGCTCCAGGACCGTAGACCGATGTATCTCCGGGATTGTAAGCGCCGCGTCCTCCAGCTGTCGCAGCATTGCAAGCGACTCCTCCATATTTTCCGACGCCGCCTGCTCCCCCACCTCCGCCTTTGCCGTTGTTGTTGATGAGCGTACCATCTGCTCCAGCTGTCCCAAGAGTTCCCGGACCCGTTGCTGATGGAGTACCCGCAACGCCTCCCGCTGCTCCTCCTCCGACAACGATGCGATTTCCCGATCCACCAACGCCTCCATTAGCTTGAGTAGATACAGTTACAGAGTTAGATTGGACGCGCTTACCACCTTCACCACCTGAAGCTCGGCAAGTATTGGTGTTGAATGTCGAAGCTCCTCCGTCACCACCGTTGGTAGTGAGAGCAGGATTGCTTGCATGTTCGGTCCCTAGTGCGCCACCTCCACCAACAACCACAGGACAAGTATCAGGCAGAGCAGACAACAAACCACGAACACGATGAAATCCGCCACCGCCACCAGCTCCTCCGAAACTTCTGATCTGAGTGCCTGTGTTAGCGGTATCGATCCCCCCACCGGCTCCTCCGCCTCCACCAATGCAGATCACTTCGAAATGTGTGTACTCCATGTCGATATACTTCAAAGTATCGAACGTTGCATTGGCGTCGAATCTTAAAACCAACGGGTCAGGACGAATTAGACTCCCTGCGAGTTCGATTCTCATCTTAATCGTCCAATTTTACAATGTACGGAATGAAAACCGATGGCTGAACGTTCTCGTGTGCGCCGTTACCACCCGCATTTGCGATTGAGATACCGGTAAGCGCTGCTCTGATCCAGTTTCCTCGACCCAAAGTTTGGGTATCATAAGACGGGTAGTTTCCGAACTGACCACCAATCGAGTTACCCGCACCTTGATCGTAAATATGTGCATGACCCGGATCGGTAACAGCGTGTCCGTGTGCAGCCATTTCAGGAACTGTGATGATATGCGTTTCTTCACCAGTTCTTCCAGCAATAGTGATCGCCACAGTACGAGTCATGCGATTGGCTCGAGCTCCTCCTGGCATAGCATCCATACCAACTGGAGTCACACCTCGCATATCAGGAACACGGAAATTTGGTGCTCCGGGATCACTTGCTCCGCCGAAGGTACGCCATTCGGTGGCAATGCTCGCCGCAGCTTTGGGATATGTTGCGACCGCATAAACTGCGCCATCGGCCCATACCCACTTACCGAAATCTACAGCTGCCGGAAGTGTAGTTCCCGGCCATAGTCGAAGTTCTCCNGGAATCAGACCGCCAGCAGGACCTACTGGACCTTGTGGACCCGGAGGAAGAACGCCNGTATCNACTGTTGTTCCGTCGAATTTAGTAAGAATTAGATGATTATTGACAATTGCACCCGAAACAACCGTTTGACCTTCAATTTCTAGCATTCGATCAGCGGTTAGACCTGTAATTGTAGCCATTTCACCTCCTTAGTCCTGCTAGCTGACATTGGTAGACGAAATATGATACGTATCCGGATCGATAAAGGTAGCGTCCGCGCCAACGATCTGGAAAGTAGTAGGATCGAGCATATCGATGTAGTTATTTGCTTCGTCAATAGCCATCCAAGTACCATCTCCAAAGTCGATGATGAGAAGAGCGTCACGAAATCCGAAGTATTCACCAACTTCAGTGATCGGTGGAAGACTAGGAGCATTTTTTGTCGTTCCATAAAGCTTACTTTCCAGCAACCGCATGACTTCAGGAGGTGTGGTTCTNGAATCGATAGAAACATGAACCGTTGGTCTAAATTTGTTGATCTTCTGTGGAGTTCCCGTTAAGGTCCATCCAAATTCAACGGGTTGAACTCCTGAATCTTGAATTGTTGAGAAACCCTTCGTATCAGGAGTAGCAAGAACATTGTAAAGAATGTGAATTTTATAGCCGTGCTCTTCGCCTTCGACATCATTACCGACTTTCGTCCTATATGACATACTGAAACTTTTTGGTGGTTGCTCATGATAGGACAATCCGGGAGAAACGATAGCAATCCCGTTTACGGTATCGAATTCGTCGGGATAGGTAAATGCCTTGAGCTTTCCCACAAAGTCGCTCGGAGTTAGATTCTCCAAATACTTGACGCCGTCCAAGAAGAACGATTTCAATTCGGAATTTGGGGATTCTTCAATGCCGATAAGACCGTTCCAGACAACTACCGTGCCGTCTTGAAGATAGAGAACTCCTTTTTCAATTCCAGTCTGATAAATTCGCTCTCCAACCTCATCCCATTTGAGAACTGCCATGTCACCCCCTTTCTAGCCTTTGGTTCCGAGTTGCTGTCTACGCTGAGCATTGAGTTCTCGATTCCGAGCAGCCATTTCGGAGCGACTCATCTTCTTTGGCTTCGCTTGTTTGATGTTACAAACTCGAATCAAAGTAAAGAGTCTATT